GGGTTTAATTCGCGCATTTCAATAATCATTTCTTTTGGTATCTCGCGCACTAGTTGGTACTCGTCTTGAGTTTCAATATAACCCTCAACCTCGCCAGTGTCTTTGTTTATAACACGCTTCACGTTGTATGGGTTTAGTAGCTTAAACTCTTGTATATCACCTACTCTAGTATCAGATACCGCGCGAATTGCCATTAAATAGTAAACTCCTTTTATATCTAGGAATGTGCTAATTGAATACCAAAAAAAGTAGTTACTAAAATCAAGTGATTTATCTATAACCGATAAATAAGGGTGGTCAACCATTTCACCTTGTTTATTTTTACCTTTATTGTTTTCAGTACCCATTTGAGCGGCACGTTTGCTGCGCTTGCGTATAGCAGCATAAGGGTAACCCTTGTACATATCTTCATCATTTACTATGACCTGTGACCATTCAGGCATCATTTTACGGTTGCCATACTTGAGGTACTGTTTACCAAGTGGTGTTGATTCGTAACTGTTTTTTGTAAGCGCCTTTACTGCGTTTTGTATGCGGTCTGTTAATTTCATATATTTGTTACCTATATTAATAGCCTATTCTCTTTATATTATAACGTTTATCACTTGAGCCGTTTGCGACCCAATCACAAATCATTGCGCTATCTGCCTCGTCAGGTGAATAGCCTAGTATCTCTTTGAGTTTTTTCTTTTGTATGACACTTGGCTCTAGGTTCTCTTTAAACTCATACGTCATCGCCATTAGCTGTTTGCGTAACTCGCCGATGGTTTCAAGCTCGTTGAATATCTTGGTTTTGCCCTCATCTAAATGCTTAAAAAAATTATAAAAGCCTTGTGACCTACTACTTGCGGTGGCGGTATATTCGGTTATAAACCAACCTTTATTGCGCATAAAATCACGAACGCCCACCCCTACCCCATTGCCTTCAATGGCAATTTGCCTAGCCATATTATCATCGAAACCACGTTGTTGTGCAAACTTAATTAAGGCTAGTGCTGTGCTGTTGCTTATAGCTGTTTCACCAGTAGTATTAACCTCTAACTCCTTTTGCTCGCGTATAATGCCATTTTCCATATACGTTGCTACAGTTTTATCTTTGCCTTTGTCTGCTACATCAACGCCAATGTACTTACTACCTGTACTTAATTCACCTGTCATGGCTCGGTCTATGAGCAATGAAGTGAATAACATATCGTCTTGGTCTATATAATCCCAATTACCCTCGTATAGTCTTTTACGTTCTTGAGTTGGGAGTTGTTTAAGAACCTCAATATAATTCTGTGGTAAGAATGGATTATCTGTAGGCAGTGCTTTTATAAATGCCCGGTATGCGGTTACTAACCTACCATCTATCTCTACATCACCAACCGCCCACTTCTGATAGTTACCTGCACCAGCTTTTATATAAGGGTCGTAATACTCCTCACGAGTAAAGTTTTGACTTGGGTTTCCTGTTATCACTGTCTTACCCACAATATGATATTCTGCGTTGAGAAATCTGTTCTTGCGAGAACCAAGTACATCTTTGGCTTTTTTAACAATCTCACCCCCCTCGTCTATAAGAACGTGGGTCAGATTTAGTGAACCTAATGTATCGTAGTCTGGGTCACTAGGTTGTCTTGCTAAGTCTATAAGCTGAATGCTTGAACCGTTAGTATAAGTAATCAACCCTTTTTGGTCTTGATACTTGAAACTTGCAGATGTGACATTCAGCATTTTATGTGCCTCACGCAAGAGTGAAGTAACAGTTGTCTGTTTAAGTCTGGTTAACTCTTTACGCCCTAACCCTATGCGAATACCAGGATATTTTCTACATTGTAGTAACATCCATATACATAACATAAGTGTCTTGCCTGAGCCCGCAGAACCACCATAATATATCTCAGTTATACTAGGGTCTTCTAGAAGTTCAAATGCTATCTGTTGCTTCGGGCTTAGTAGTATCTGTGTCATCTTCTCTAGCTTTCACAACTTTAATTACCAACTCGTTCATATTAAATAAATCATTCTCGTTAGATGTAATGTCTATTTTCTGACCATAACCGTACTTAGCTAACCACTCCATAGCTTTAGTATCACCTGCCATAGCTTTAGTTAGTGCAACATATACCATAGCTTTAAAACCGTTCTTGCCATATGTTTTAGCCAACTCATCTTTATTTTTGAGTGTAGTTTTTGACCAATCCATATTATCTGCCAGCTCTTTTATAATGGTTGATAGATGAGGTGTACCCTTTGGTAAACCTTTAGGATTGCCCGACTGACCTTTCTTAAATGGCTTTAGTGCGCCACCATGTGGTTGTTCTACCATTGCTACTCCACTGCTTTCGTTAGTTCTGCCCAATTGTCTGGTAGTTCGTTATCATTTGTAAACTTAGCATATCGTTTTCTTATGACATCTACATACTTGGGGTCTAACTCCATGCCATAACAAATGCGGTCTGTTTGTTCACAGGCTATTAGAGTCCCCCCACTCCCGCAAAATAAATCTGCCACAATCTCCCCCTTTTTACTGCTATTACTTATGGCTTTTGCAAATAAGCTGATTGGTTTCTGTGTCGGGTGTAGTTCGTTCTTGTTTTCTTTATCAATCTCCCACACATCGTTATCGCCAGCAGAACCGTAAAATGAACGTTTGCTCCACCCATAAAGTATTAGCTCATACTTTGATTTGTAGTCACTATTACTTACGTTTTGCCTGTTTTTGTTCCAAATAATAATCTGTCTTATGGGAGTTTTTACTTCGGCGAATGCATTCAGTAGGTTTCGTAAATTGTGGCGAGAGCAGCAGATATACCAAGCTTTGTCAGTCAACCCTAGCACTGCTGGTAGCCACTTCTCTATAAACTCAATCTTATCTAACTCACTCCCTGTTTCATTACCAATCTGCTGGAGTTTAGAGTTAGCACTAGGTGTACCATCACCATTTACACTACCAGTAAAGTCCATACCATAAGGTGGGTCAGTAAACACCATATCCGCCTTAATCCCGTTCATCAGCAACTCGACACTCGCCTTGTCCGTACTATCCCCACACATTACTCTATGTCTACCTAATTGATATACGACTCCAAGTTGACTCTCAGGTGGCTCACTACTAACCTCTGGTGCTTCGTCTTCTTCAACTTCCGGCTCATCATCTTGACCATAGTTGGTTAGTGCATCAAAACTTGTGGCTTCGTACACTTCTGCTTCGTTCAACTCGTGAGTAGCTATAAACTCGTCTATACCCTCTTGAGTAATGGTAGCGTATTGGCTAGTAATCTCTAACAGTCTTGCCATTGCTTCTTGCAAACTATCGGCTGGTACTTTGAGATATGGTATAGGTTCGTTCCAGCCCTCTTTATTTAATACTCTTTGTCGTTGGTGACCATCAAGCAAATGCTTCTTTTGCTCGTCATCTTCCCATACATACACCGGATAACTGAAACCTCTGCGTTCAATTACGCCCTTGAGCTTAGCATAATTCTTCTCTGTTAAATCTTTTAAGTCACCTTGCGTTGGTAACAAATCACTTATAGGTAGAGTTGGTAAGTTATTCGGGTTGTGAACTATCATATATACTCCAATCTACACTTTCACACTTGCTACATTTACGATTTACTTTAATAGCCCATTCTACTGGGTTTACATCTTTTTTATGTCTTAAATCCATTTGTCTATTACATACATTACAAATCATTGTTGTAGTAGTTTTATTATGTCCGCATGCGCAAGCCATTACCTACTCACCCTTTCTTCTATAACATGCATGAACCAAGCTAATGCAGATATAGCAAACCAGTATACAAACCATTCGTTACAATAAAATATTAATGCAAAGGGTAATGATACCCATGTGCCTAAACAAAAGTGACAATCAAAGTTAAATAGACGGTATCTTGGTGGTTGATATTTCTCTACAAACTCACGTAAATGTAAGAATATATCAAATGGACCATCATAATCAATTAACATGGCAGTTATCTTATATACAACTAAAGATAAAACAAATAACTTAAACATATTTATACTCTGTTTTTAATGGGTATTTACCAGTATAACTTTGGTCAAGTTTGAGTTTCTTTATAAAGTTAGTGACTTTTTT